ATGATACTCTGAAGCTTGATATACTCGACCGCCCGAGTGGGTTTGACGAATACGTCGACGTTCATCTGCAGCGAGTCGATGGTGTACGAAGTATTGTTCTGCGTGTTGCAGAGAACGTGGAATCCGTTATCACCGCCCTCTCGCTGGAAGGCTCCCTGAGCCGACAGCCGATCCAGATACTCATCAAGCAGTGCGGTCGCCCGGAACCTCGTGATTTCAGTGTTGCCCTCGAACAGGAGCTGACGCAGTGCGATAGCCATTGACTTCTCGATGACAATCAGAAGTCGGCGGACGTTCACACTGGACAACGCGGACGATTTCTTCTGCTGAGTCTTCTGCCCCCAGATCACGATGCCCTCACCTCGGAAGGTCTGAATCGGGTTGATCTGGACTGGATACAGAACGTCACGCTCGCCTTGCGTGAAGACATATGAAGTAGCGATGACATTCAGGATTCCACGATTGAAACCGGCCGGAGCATCCCAAGGATTCGCCACGTAGTCATTGTACGCCATCTGAGCGGCCACGTGCCCTGACGGAGGAACATATACAAGCTTATCGTTGTAAGGATCGTAGATCTGGAGCCACGGCGTGTACAAAGCGCAGTAGTTCGAGTTGAAGTTCTGCGTGGTAGATCGGAATGTAACCATATCGGTTACGGTCTGTACCGACGCCCACGGAATATCCAGAATCGCGATGCAATCAGCCCGAGCCTCCGCGACCTCCTTCATCTCCGTCTGCACAGCGATCGCCGTCTCTCCTCCATTGATGAGGATGCGGATATCGATGTCGGCTGGATTGGTGAATTCGTTCCAACCATTGACCAGATCGCCCGAGGAGATCTCGGCGCCGTCGGAGCCACAGGTGAAATCGAGCCGAGTCGCCTGCTCCTTCGGAAGAGCAGTATCGGCGATGGCAGTATTGTCCAGGACCTGGATATAGCGACTGAAGCCGTTTACACGGTTCTCGATATACAGGTCTTTTCCGTAGCCATCAACCTTGCTCTGACGGGATACTTGGAACTTCTCGAGCTCCAGGTAGTTGCCGTCCTCATCCTGTTGGTAGACCACGATTTCGAAGGTGTACTGATCCTGGACCACTTCATCAGATCCGGTCTTAACATTCTGGATCTCGACACCAATCTTGTTGTTCCAGACACCGGGATCTTTACCGATGATCTGAAAAAGCACATCGTTGGTCTGGCCGGATGGAGCAGCGAACACCGCGGTCGACTTCCCCGTTGCCAATCCAACATTCGACAGCAAGGAATCCGACGACATGATGTTCACGCCGCCATAGAGAGCCCCATTCACGACGCGAAGGCAGTACAGCGTGTTACCACGAGCCAGATAGGCCAGGGCGGCATAGTGGAAGTAGTGACCTGAAGCTGGATCCGGTTCACCATACTCCTCAATGAACTGCTTGTCGCTGGTGATCAACGTGATCTCGGTGGTACTTCCCTTTTTCGAGTAGCCAACGATTGCAGCGGACGCACTCGCCACCGTTGGGACGATGTCAGAAATATCCCGTTCATTGACATACACACCCGGTGACAACATTGTGGCCATGATCTTCTCCTCTACTGCGAAAGTTATCGAAGCTCTCTCCGGAGCTCTCAATACCGATCTGAATGATTATTACGAAGCCCCCGGTTCAGGACGATAGATATCTCCATCTATCGTGTTTCCGGCGATGGTTTCTTTCACTGTGATGACCGTCTCTTCATTCGGAGAGTCGTAGGTCGAGATTTCCACGGTGTAGAACCCATCATTCTGGGTTGAGTTCTCCACCTGGAATTTCGTATCCGCGGGAAACTCGCTGGTCCGATTCTTGGACACCCGGAAGGTCTTCCCGATGGAGCTTACACCTACGATGCCATAGAGATTAGCTCTGAACATCCGCAGAGCAGCTTCCAGGGCTACGCTCTAACCGGATCCGGGGAACACAATCGTCTCGTAGTTTGAAACCGCGTCCCTATCGTAGGTAGTTATGCGGATCTTCTGGATCAGCTTCATCTCTTCCGCCGGACTCAGCTTCGGAAGCCAACCATCAATCCTTACCTTCATTTCGAAGGTCCAGATCTTTCCATCGTTGAAGACGTCTTCGATGTTGGACTCGTCAACGGCACCTTCGAATTGAATATCGGGATCCATCCCGAATTCATCATTGAAGTACAGAGTCACCTTCGGAGTCTCGTGCTGCCACTGCAAATACTTCTCAACGCAGAGATTGATCTTATCAAGATCGTTGCTCCAGAACCACATGCTGTATGTAATATCTGTAGCATCAACTTTGACCACTCCTACGGTACCATCGGGACGCTGAAAGACGAATCCTCTCCGTGCGATCAAAGTATTCTGCCGATTCCAACTATACGCCACATTGGTACGGTACAGATTGATGAATTCCAGAAAGACTTCGCCGCGTTTCTCAGCGACCTCACGCTGTGCGATATGCTGTGGACAGATGACCACACCCTGGTTTATTGAATCCTCTTGTGTAGGCTGCGAATTGATTCCGAGAATCGACGCGAACCTCTGATATAAAAGAACTTGCATCGCCTTGTCGTAGGTATACAGCACTGAGTTCATTGCTTAGTCCAGAAGACCTTTCACCTCGGACAGATCCATCTTCACTTCGGCACGTTCGCGAATCTTCTTCAGCTGTGCATCGCTAACGCGAACATCCCGGACGCCTCGACCTGGAGCCAGTCCGAGTTCCTGACCATCCTCCGTTTGGAAGTTTAAAACACCGGACCCTGTATTCTTGATTTCCCGAATCTTCATGTTTTGATCCTTCGAGGGGCTGCTGAGAATATCCGAGCCAGTGTAGCATCGTGAAGTCTCGTTGCAGCATTGACAATCTGAAATTCCGAAATTCCTACGAAGTTTCCCTCAGAAAACTCCGGAGAAATCCGGAAGTAGCAGTGCCGTGTCACGTTAATTGGTACGGTCTGTCCTACCTGCGAACCTTCAAGAGCTGTGGCATGGAAGCCGAACTGCACCAGGATAGGAGTCTGGCCTTCAACGAAAAGTCCGAGCTTCTTCAGCTCGTAAACATTCGGAGACCACCTGATTCCTACCGTCGTACGGAAAGAGATGAAGGTGTAGTCTGCCGGCTTCGAGTATACGTCCAGCTTCTCAGCATCCAGAAACGACTGATTCGTGGGAATGAAAAGCGTGCAGTCAATTCCTGTAACGCTGAGACCCACGTCTATCATGTTCCTTATCGAGTCAATTGTTCGACGGGGGATGAGTTTACTCATAGATCACTTCCGATTATTCGCTTGATCGTGATAACGTCATCCGCCTCGAGATCTTCGTCTCCCTTAATCAGAGCGCCCAGATCTTTGATAACTTTCAAATACCGATACCGCGAGAGAAATTTGAAAATAGCATTGCTATCTCTCCATTTGCCCGCCATCTCCACATCTTCGAGAGCTTGCTCTGGTGTAGTAGGTTGGCTGGATGATTTTCGAGCGTCCACCCACTCCTTCTTCATGCTGACGAGCTTCTCGATATCCGCTTCGATCTCCTCCAGCTTTCCTTGCAGCGTTGCAAGGAACTTCTTCCGCTGCTCCGGGGACATCTTGCTGAGAGCTGTTTTGATCGTTTCGTAATCAATTACGTCACGTTTCAGCTCACCAAGCAGTACATCTGCATCCTCGGCAGAGCTTCTAATCTCATCTGCGATATCAGTGAAGTCCTCATACGGATTGTAGTCCTCGGAGAAGATCTTCGGACCTTTCAACCACTGACGAGTCTTCACATCATACACACCCTCTGAAAGAAGATCTTGATTCGGATTGGTCTGGACGTAGATCTCCAAAGGATGTGTTCCAATAAACCCTCCGATAGAGTCGCGGTTTTGCTCAAACCAGATTCGGACATCGTCAACATCATCCTCTGACCACCGCTCTGGGTTCTTCGGAGTGATGTGAAGATCGACATCGGTATCGTCCGTATAAAGATTCGTAGTAATCGAACCTACGATATGGATCTCAGAAGCAGACCCGATAAGATCCACAGGACACTGCTGAAGAACACTGAGAATCCTCTTACTCGCCAGTGGAGAGATGCGGTACTCACCTCCAGCGTTGGTCCACACATGCGGAGAGAGTCCTGGACGGGCGAAATCGATCAGAGACTCGCTTACGGTCTTTCTCAGCAAATCACTCATGGTCGCTCGCCTTGTTACTTCTCTTCCGCCTTCTGCACCGGCTTCACATGAACCTCGACAGCAGGGCCGCCATCCACGGACGTGAACTCGTACACCAGAGTCCCATCCTCGCCCTTTCGTGAGGATGAATGATAGTAACCGAGGTTCGTATCCTCCAGGGCCTCGCTTAGAGGAGTAACGAGTCTGTCCCGCCACTCATCTCTCTCCTCGGTCAGCTTCTTGATGATCTTTGAATCGTCGTCATCCTTGGACGGAACCTTGCCCTCATTCTTCATCGAAAGAGCTTTGGGCACAAGAACATGTTTGAGATACGCCATCCTGATATCTATGTCGGCGTCCAGTTCAGAAGGATCAACAACATCTTCTTGTCCGCTCAACAGATCGATCATCTCATCGTCAGATGGCCACTCATTGGGAATCTGTCCGGTTTCGACGGAGTGTCGAACTGCCTGAACATCCCCCGGTTCCAGACCCTCGATCTCTCCCGTCAACTCCAGAACACCTTCGCAGAGTTTCTTCTCGGCCACGATTCGTTCAACATGATGTTTCTTAGAGACCGGACACCCCAACTTTGTGCTTCGGAAGGTCTTCGCACACTCTTCACAAAGCTGCAGAAAACCTTTGGACTCTTTGGCCGGAGCCTTCACCACTGGAATAGGAGTCTCGACCTCTTCGTCCTTGACCTGGCGAACAGCAAAGTCCACATTCTTGAGGGTCTGACTCTTGACCTTCTCAAGATCTGCGTCTTCATAGGTCTCGGCGCCGACGGCCTCATGATCCACATTCGGCTTCGAAGGATCGAGCTCTTTCTTGGTCTCCTCGTTGACCCTCTTCGCAGCGGGTTTCCTACCCTCGGTCACCAGCGGCTTCTTGCCCTTGTACTCGGAATCATTCCGAAGAAAACCCATCAAACTTCCCATGTTCGCATCCATCGGTTACGACTCCTTCTTCGTTTCGGCACTCAGGTCAATCAGTTGGACGGACTCACCATTGGGGTCGGTCCACTTTCCGGACTTCCCTACACCTTCAAAGTCAAGAAGTTCCTTCACCATGTCGAACTTCTTATCTTTCCGAGACCAAAACGCGACTTCATGGCGTCGTCCCTTCTTCGACAAAGGACGAACCTCTATAGGAAGATCGGAGAATCGCATGTTCAGAAGGGTCTGGATAGTGTTAGGAACATCCTTCTCGCACAGAATGTGATCCAGGATAGCCAGGGCGAACTTATCCTTTGGCAGGACTCTGATCCCTTGGGCTACGACCTGGTCAAACACGCGGTCGATCCCGGTCGCCGGAACGCTTTTGGAGTAGTTTCCGAGGATGCGAACCAGCCGCTTGTAGAGCTCGAGATTTTTCGATTCGAGGAGCTTATTCATGGATCTCACCTTTCAGTTCTTGAATGGCCTCAACGAGGAGGTCCGGAATACCGTGGTTCGGACCGAAGCATCGTGCTTCAGGATAGAACACGTTTCCCACTCTTCGCACGCCTGAAGGTAGCGACTCCTCGATCTTATCCGCGAGCTCACCATCCTCTACCAGAAAGGAGAGCTTCAAGCTCTTGTCGAATCCAAGACGGGCTTCGAAGATCAGACCAAAACCCTCCAGCTCGCTACGAATTCTCGTTCCGGCCAACACCTTATACTCGCCGGTTTTCTGGATATCGGGCAGAGGATCTTCGTCAACTCTCTCGGACAGCATTTCCAACTGTCCGCAATCCTCCTCGATTCCATGAATGAGTGCGTTGTAGACAGCCTCAATGCCTTCCTCGAGCTTGCCCATGGGCAGAAGAACATACTTGGGTGTCTTGTTCTCCTTCACCCCGAGCCTGGATACCCA